GAGGTGACCAAATGACATTGCAAGAGGCGATCCAATGGTTGGCGGCGGACCACAAACGACGACGAATCCGGGTAGCCAACGCACCAAGCGACGACCCGATCCGAATGGACAATGACGGTTTCTTGATGTGGGACAACCAGTGGGCGGAAATGGTCGCGATGCGCGAAATCATGGACGAAACCTTTACCGGTTGGGAACAATGAACGACCACTACAAACAAGGCGGAATCCAACCCATTGACGCCATCACGGATTGGGGCTTGGATTTCCGCCTTGGCAACGTCGTCAAATACATCGCCCGCCATGCCTACAAAATGGACCCGGAACGCGACCTTGAAAAGGCGTTGTGGTACATGGTCCACAACCAAGTGGACGACGCGGACGAAACCGATCGAATTATCGAATACATCAAGTCAAGGAAGAAACAATGACAACCAAACAGAAAAGCGGACCAAAGCCATCCGGGCGAACAGGACCATCCTGCCCGGGTTGCGCGGCACCCATGCTCCCCAACGGCAAAGGGTTTTGGCGTTGCCCGTGTGGGCGACGAAAGCGCGAATCCAATGGAAAACCCGTTGGGCGACCACGGAAGGCACAATGACCATCCTAGACCCCAAGGAATTGGAATCCATTATCCCCCTAAGCACGGAACCCTATCCGTATGCCGCCCGGTTGATCGTGGTGGGCTTGCTTAGGGGATGGGACCAAGACACACTCCAACGCATCGCGGACCATTACGACATGGAATTGCCCACCCGCGACGCGGCGATCGCATGGGCAATCAAACGAAGGTGGAAGACGCAATGACATACAACGCGATGATGAATGCCATCGGCAAAAAAGGTACACGGGCAAGACGCCCGCATTGGCCCGAAACCATTTGGCTGGTTGACGATTCCGGCCCCGGCTTGGGCGGATGGATTTGGCAATGCAAATGGGCGGGCGACCCGGAATTGATCAAGCAATGGCGGCATATGCCGTCATTCCAAGAAGGATCAATCGCAAGCCGCGAACGCGACATGACGGCGACGGATTGGGAGGTTGTCGAATGACACGCAGGGAAATCGGGATTTGGTACGAACACGCGGACGGCGAACGATTCTTCTTAATAGGACGCGGCACCAAGCATTCCGTTGGGTACGATCTTCCCGCCATCAAACCCGCAACCGTGGGATTCGGACGCGTCACCATCGTTGACACGGGCGTCAAGGTGTCGCTCCCCTACGGCACATTCGCCATGGTTTGCCCGCGATCCGGGCTTGCCGCCAAGCACGGCATAACCGTCGTCAACGCACCCGGCATCATTGACCCGGATTACAACGACACCATCAAGGTGATCCTAACCCGGGTCATCCAAGGCGACCCGTACCAAATCAACGCCATGGACAAGATCGCGCAATTGGTCATCGTTCAATCCACCATCATTGACGACGACCACGAAATACTTCCCACCCGCCAAGGCGGATTGGGTAGCACGGGAGCATAACCATGCCGGGACCGGGACGACCAACCAAATACAACGAACAAATTTGCCAATCCATCGCCGAACACATCCGACACGGCGCGACACGCAAAGCCGCTGGTTGGGCTTGCGGGATCAACCAAGGCACGTTCTGCGAATGGCTACACAAATATCCTGAATTTTTGCAGGCGATCACGCGCGCGGAAGGCGACTTGCTTGCCGAAATGTCCAACCGCGTCCGGGCGGAAGCAACCAAGGCGGACGGCGATTGGAAAGCCGCGCTGGAAATCTTGAAGCGACGCGAACGCGAAGAATGGACGGAACGCACGGAAGTGACCGGACCGGGAGGCGAACCGATCGAAGTGGTTGTCCGCTTCGAAGGGGAGACAAATGGCAAGCAATGACGATTTGATGGCGTCCATCCGGTTGATGGATAGCGCGATCGGGACCGGGCAACGCATCGTTGAATCCGCCGTCCGATCGTTGGAGGAAGGCAAGCCCGAACGTGCCGCGGACAACCTGCGACACCTTGTCGTGGGCTTGCGCAAGGTGCGGGAGATTGCAAGGCAATGCCAAAGCCGTTGACATGGGACGCGGGCACACCACCACCATGCCCATCTTGTGGTGCGACCATGCGGACGCACGGCAAGGGAAGATGGCGTTGCACCTGCGGGCGAAGCGTCAACGACGCGGTTGCCCAAAAGCACCTTGAAAGATTGGTGGGGATAATGCCGAAGACGGTTCGTGTGGTCCGACCGAATGCCAACGGGCGGAACGTGGTCCGGTTTGTCGAAATGTACACGGCGGCGGAAGCCTTGAAATCCGCCCACGCGGGCTTCCACGTCCGTCGTGAATCTTGGACCGAAGGTGTTACCGTCGCCAAGGTGGATGGCATCCTGCGATACTTCAACGCGGGCAAGCCGCTTCAAACAGCGTTGCCCGATGATTTCATTTGCGACGATTGGGAAATCTTGGATTGACCATGCACCATGCACACCTGATAACCATCACCCCGGGCGCGGAACAATTGATCGGCGATTGCGCACGGGTGTCCAACCCGTCCAACCAAGGCACATCCCCCGAACGGTTGATCCGGTATTGCATCAAGCACGGGCATTGGTCAATATTGGAGATGGCCCACATGGTGCTGGAAATCCACACCACCCGGGCGATCGCACCACAAATCCTGCGGCATCGTTCGTTTTCCTTCCAAGAGTTTAGCCAACGGTACGCTTGGGTGGAAATGGACACGGAACCCGCGAACCAGCGGCTAGCGGGCGCGACCAACCGCCAATCATCCTTGCCCGCGGACAACCCCACGGAAGACCAACGCGACGCTTTGGCGTTCGCCTCGGATGCCGTCGCGGTTGCCGTCCAAGCCTACGCACGGTTGCGCGACGCAGGGTTTGCCGCGGAAACCGCCCGAACCGTCCTGCCGTTGTGTACGCCAACCACCATGTACATGGCGGGAAGCATCCGGTCTTGGCTCCACTACATTGATTTGCGAACCAAGCCCGACACCCAAGCCGAACACCAAGCGATTGCCCGATCGTGCAAGGCGATCTTCTGCCGGGAGGTTCCAACCGTCGCGGATGCCATGGGATGGTTGCATGGCGAAACGGATTGATCTTGTCCTGCCGAAACCACACGACGGGCAATTGGCAATCCTGCGCGATGCCCGCCGCTTCAACGTGGTCGCTTGCGGGCGTCGCTTCGGCAAGACCACCTTGGGCGGCATCTTGCTTGCCAAGCCGCTCTTGGAGCAACGTCGCAATTGCGGATGGTTCGCGCCCACATACCGGTTGCTGGAAGAAGCCTTCGCGGAACATCGCCGAATCTACCGTGCCGTGGTCGCCCGGGCGATCCAATCCCCAAGCCCGCGGATCGAATTGATCAACGGCGCGGCGATTGACTATTGGACATTGCAAGACCCGGCAATCGTCGCCCGCGGGCGGAAATACGGGCGTGTCATCGTGGACGAAGCCGCGATGACTCCCTACCTTGAAGAAGCGTGGACGCAAGCAATCCGCCCAACCTTGACGGACTACATTGGGGATGCTTTCTTCTTTTCCACGCCCAAGGGTAGGAATTACTTCGCAACCCTATTCGACACGGCGGGCACGGACCCGGATTGGGCGCGATGGCAATTGCCAACCACGGCGAACCCGTGGATGCCCGCAAGCGAAATGGAAGACGCCAAGGCGAACCTGCCGTCCATTGCGTACCGGCAGGAATACCTTGCCGAATTCGTGGATGCCGCGGGTGCCCGCATCCGTCGCGAACGGTTGCGCCACGGACCCGTGCCCGCTGGACGCCCAACCTACATGGGCGTTGACCTTGCCATATCCACCAAGACTGACGCGGACTACACATCCGCCGTGGTTGTTTCCAAGGCGGACGATGGCACCATTCATGTGGTGGATGCCGCCCGGATTCGCGCTCCATTTGATGGCGTCTTGCGGTTCGTCCGGGATATGGCGGCGAAGCACGACCCGGCATCCATCGGGATTGAACAGGTGCAATACCAAGCCGCCGTGATGCAGGAATTGCTTAGGACCACGCGGTTGCCCGTCCGCGGCATCAAACCGGATAAGGATAAGGTGACGCGGTTCGCCCCAATGGAAGTGCGGTACGAACAGGGTTTGGTGGTTCACGCTCCCGGGCTTCCCGGATGGTTTGAAGACGAATTGCTATCCTTCCCGATCGGCACCCACGACGACGCCGTGGACGCCTTGGCGTATGCTTGGCAGGTTGCCCAATCGCGGCGATCGTTCACGGCGGCTTGATCGTTTTGTTGGCGTCAACGAAACGATCCGCTCCCCCCGATAACGCGATCGCTCCACCCGATAACGCTACCGCTTACCCCGATCCGATCGAACCCCCCGTGGTCTTTTTTCTTCAAACCCTTGCGACCATTAAAGATGTGGGGTATTATCTTCGTGTGGGAACCACCCACGGAGAAACGAAGATGAACTTTACGACCGAACAGTTGAGCGATCAAGCCGAGATGCTGGAGACGATCTTGGATATGACCGATGGGCTTTTCAATCTGAACGATTTGATCGAATTAACCGGTTGGGGGTACTCCCGGGCAGAAAACGCGATGGGTGTGGCATTCAGTATGGGCTTGATCGAAGAGTCCTGCGATGATTGCTATTCTTTGGCACGCAACGCTGAAGGCATTTTGAATTATTATTCAAATCCGCAACCGAAGCCGATCATCAAAGTAGAAGAGCCGGTATTGGCTCCCATGCCCGAATGGATCACGCTTGCCGATCTTTTCGAACCCTGCAATTGATCAAGCAAGCCGCCAAAAGACCACGGAGAAATCCGTGGTTTTTTTCTTGGTTACCCTTGCGACCATTAAAGATGTGGGGTATTATCTTGGTGTGGGAACCACCCACGGGAGAAACGAAGATGCAAGCATTGATCAACAAT